CGAGAATTGATGGCTCTGAGGCCGCTTTACGCATGATTGGAGTTTTGAAATGAAAATTGCAGTATGGGAACCTGTGCAGGCCCATCGGGAAATGATGACTGTGATTTGGCCTACGCTGAAATCTATGCTGATGGCTGGACACAGAATGACGATTGAAATCAAACAAAGCCGCCGAAGCACTGAGCAAAATGCCATGTTTCACAGCTTGATTGGCAAAATCAGCACGGCAATGGCGGCAGCTGGAAGCACTTGGACGCCAGATGATTGGAAAAGATTGTTGGTTGACCAATGGGCGCATGACACGGACAGGAAGATCGGCAAAGTTTGCCCGAGTTTAGATAATGAACGCATTGTCCAGCTTGGCCTGCAAAGCCACAAATTCACTACGGGCGAGAGCAGCGAGTTTATTGAATTCCTGTACGCTTGGGCAGCAAACAAAGGCATTGATGTTTCTTAAACACCAATATGTCAGAGATAAAGCCTTGCTAAAAAAGGTTGCTTTGCTAAACTGTCAGCATTGTGGAAGTGGAGAAATGGTGCAGGCAGCACATACAAATTGGGGCGGAGGCAAAGGCCGGGGAATAAAAGCAGACGACAACCTAGTGGCGGCACTATGCCAAACGTGCCATTATGAGATTGATCAAGGCACAAAGTTAAGCAAACAGGAACGACAAACCATGTGGCAAGCAGCCCACGAAAAGACAAAAGCATTGATTAAATGAGAATTTGCCAATGCGGTGGAGACATAACGCAACACAATTTAACAAGAAACCGTGAGGCTTGGCACTGCAAAAGCTGCGAACGGTACGAAATATTTAATTTGGTATGTAAAACTGATACAATAAACCCGTCAAGTGTTGCACCACAGGACAATCATGAGGCCATTTTCTCATGCGTTACCCTTACAAGGGAACTGGTGGTGCAACATCAGAACGCAGTAGAAAGTGGCTTTTTGCGTTCCAGTACCGATTGCTGATGGCGAAACAATGCACCTATGTCCCGGTGGCTATCGAGAAAAGAGATGCGCCTTACTGACAAGCCAGCGCGTGAACTTGCTAGGGGTATCACAGGAACAGAGGATAGCCAAAGTTGGGGATATCACCCGATTGGCTTGTCCTATGCCTAACAAATAATGCCGACATACCCAAGCAACCTTAAATGCGGTGAACTAGGCTGCAATGAACCAAGAAGCAAGCTAAACAGCTTTTGCACTAAGCACGGCGGCAAAGACAATCTAGACGCTAGACAGACTGACAGCGTATATCAAACACCAGCTTGGCGCAGCATCAGACGCCGCCAGCTATCCTTACAGCCCTTATGCCAAGCCTGCCTATCTAAAGGGCGTATTGAGGCTGCACAACACGTAGATCACGTATTTCCTTGGCGGCACATAGGACAGCACGCTTTCCTGCACAACATCTTTCAAAGCCTGTGCCATGCCGATCACAGTCATAAGACAGGTCAAGAGCGCAAGGGTAATTACTTACACTGGACAATGGAAGGTGAGAAGGCGTACACCCAGGACGACTACAGCTACGCAATGCACCAACGCACAGGCTGACAAATTGATAAAAATTGACAAAATTAGGGCAAAAAAGGCTAGAAACTTAAATATGTTGCTTTTATGCTAAAGCAAGCGCGAACCCAATTACCCACAAATTGAGTTGAGGTAGGGGGCCTAATCTGATAATATCCGCGCATGAACCGACTTCCACCCGAACTTCACATTGTCCACGGCACCAAAACCGAGCATAAAGGCAAGCCGCTGCCCGAGGCCATACGCCAACGTATACCTAAACCAGTTTGGCTAGACGATCCTGATTTGTGGGACATGGATGAATTTATTACCACCACAGCCGACTTTCTTTGGGACACCTACGGCATTGGCTCGGCGCAAGATCAGCATTTGCTTGGCGCTTTGGCTTTCCAGCTTGACGTATTTGTCAAGTGCATCAAAGGAGCGAGAGCCGGTGGGCCAGTGACTAAATTTAATGCTGGGGCAACTGTTGGCACAAATCCGTACCTGACAACAGGCGAACGGGCGCTAGGCAGGGCCATCATGATAATGAACGAATTAGGCTTGACACCCAGGGGCAGACTGGCGACAAACAAAGTTGAAAGCGGCAAATTTGCTGCATTGATGGCTGGACCGTGAACTTTGAAGATGGCATCATGTATGCCGTGCAAGTAGTTAAAGGCGAGATTCCTGTTTGCAGAAACGTCACGCTTGCCTGCCAGCGGTTTTTAAATCAGATTGAAGATAAAACATGGGCATATGAATTCCATGCTGATTTTGTAAAACATTTTTTAATGTTTGCTAGCGAGTTGCGGCACACTAAAGGCCCAGACGCAGGCAAACTGCTAGTGCTTGAACCGTGGCAGTTATTCATAATCTGCGCTATCTACGGGTTTAGAAACAAGCGAAACAAATCGCAGCGCATGGTCACAGATGTGATTGTGTTTGTTCCCCGCAAGGCAGGCAAATCCACACTGACAGCAGTTATTGCCCTGTACGAATTAATTTGGGGCGAGGCAGGCGCAGAAGTTTATACGCTGGCGACAACTAGGGAGCAGGCCGGGATTGTGTTTCACGCAGCTACCGGGTTTGTTGAGGCCATGCCGCAGAATATTGCTGCCCTGTACAACGTCAGCAGGCACCAGATAACCAAGGCAGGCGACAGTCAGACAGTATTTAAGGCATTGTCTAGGGACACAAAAAAGACAGGCGATGGCATGAATCCAGCCTGCGCCATTGTGGACGAAGCCGCCCAGATTGTTGATCGCAACAGTATTGAGGTACTGCACTCAGGCATGGTTGCCAGGCTTAACCCGTTGCGAATTTACATTACCACCGCCAGTTTTACCAAGGAAACTAAATTCCACGAAGATTTAACCTTGATGGAATCCATGCTGACGGGCGAAGCTACTGACAATCCGCACTGGTTTGGCCTGTTGTACAGCTTGGACGCTAATGATGATTGGCGTGACCCAAGCACCTGGGCCAAGGCGAACCCGATGCACGGCATATCAGTTTTTGAGAGCGCAATTGCTGAACGGGCAGAAATGGCAAAGCACAAGCCTGCCGCCCTCAACGAATTCCTGTGCAAGACGCTAAACGTCTACGTAAGCGCAAATAGCGCCTGGGTGGACCGTGCATACTGGGATGACGCCAAATGCGCCCTGGTGCCTGATAGACAGCCCGAGGCGGTATTTATTGGGTTTGACTTGGCAGCAACCCGAGATTTGAACGCCGTCTGCACGCTCAAGCGGTTTTCTGATGATGACTACGAAGCCGAGTTTAAATTCTTTTTGCCGTCAGACGGGTTTGATTTAATCCCCAAGCACTACGGCGACATTTTTGCAATGGCTCGGAAATCAGGCATCCTGCATATCACGCAGGGCAATGTCATGGACGACCGGGAAATCAGCGAGTACATCCTCAAGCAGTGCGAAAAGTACGAAGTCAAAGAAATTGGCTTTGATGCTTACAACGCCGCCAGCCTAGTGGCTCGGCTAAATGATGCTGGCCTGCCGCTCAAAAAAGTAGGCCAAGGCATGGCGGTATTAAGCAATCCAAGCAAGCACGTAGAGAAATTGCTAATGCAATACAGTATCAAACATGACGGCAATCCATTTGTTGGATGGCAGCTTGGCAACTGCGAAGTTTACGAAGATGTAAACGGCAACGTCAAAGTGCGGAAAAACGAAGCGGACAAGTCTGCCAAGGTGGACGGCATCATATCCCTTATCATCAGTATGCATTGCAATTTAGACAATCCCGTACAATCAGGTTTTGGTTTCAGAACTTTTTAAAGGGAAATCATGGCTTTATTTGACATTTTCAAACAAAAAACAAGCAAAGAATCTAATTCAATGTTTGGGCAGACTGCCCTTGGTAACAATGTATTGTGGGGCAGCAGCAACCGATACAACAGCGCCAACAGCCAGATTCTCTATGTAACTACAGGCAGCAGCACAGACGCTGGCAGGCCGGTAGACATGAGCATGATGAGTCGAAATTCGACGATTATGGCGTGCGTGGGAGCAAAAGCCAGGGCAATGGCGCAACTGCCAATTCGAATTATGTGCGATATGGATGATGGCGGGTATCACGATGCCGTTAAAAGCCCAGAGGTTAGCGCCAGAGACAAAGCCAAAGCCAAGCAAGTGGCCTACCTGCTAAACAATCCCAACAACTTTCAAAGTGCCTACGAATTTTTTTACCAATACATCATGTGGCATGAATTGTCGGGCGAGGTGTATATCTTATGGTGGCGCAAAGATCAGGAAAGCAGCACCCAAACGCCGCTAGAGATGTACGTTTTTGACAGCACATTAATCAGTACAACTGTCAATGTAACCCGATACCCTAGCTACAGACTCAGCACGCCAGCCT